AAAATTTCTTTAATTTCTCCGACCTGAGTCATACCAGCCGAATAGAAAGGTGTACTACCTTTATTGATCTCTACAACATAGTAATCTTTGTTATTAAAATCAGGACGCATTTCTTGATTTACTGAAACTAATGTTGAATTTTTAGGAACGCTGACTCTTGTATCGTCTGATTGTCCATACAATAAATAATCAGTAGTTGTCTGTAATTTATCAGCCAGGGTAGTTAAATATCTTGGTTGCTGTACTTTACCCATTTCAAGCATATTAATAGATGTTGATGGGACGCCGCACATAGTAGCCAAGGTGTTTGACTGTAGATTAAGACTCTCTCTTTTCCATCTCACTCTGCCCGCTATGGTGGTGAGATCATAATTGTCCTTTGTTATATTTTTTGAAATAACTTTTTCACTCATAACTTTTACTATAAAATCCAATTAAATTGAGTTCAACTAAATTAATTTGTATTTATGGAAAAACTGTTACAACATTACAAAACACAAACGGCACTAGCTGAAGCCTTAAATGCCTTTCTTGGAACAAAAACGATCAAGACAGGACATATTTACTACTGGAAGAAAAGAGGCTTAACACCGAAGATGGCGTTAATTATCGAAGATATGACAGATGGCTTGTTTAATCGCCGTTTGCTATGTCCTCATTTTTTTAATCAATAGCCTAGTAATGTTACCACAAAACAATTTTGCCTTTAAGTTAGAACGATGATTTTAATCTCATGTGATAGCCGCTGTTCGATAGCTAGAAAATGCGCTAAACATGTGATAAATAGGCCAAGTCCTAAAGTGAGAGACCAGGAGATAAAGAAACATAAACCGAGAATGAAAGAAAAGTGTCCAGGATATGAGGAATTAAGATGAGTCAAATACAAATACATCTAAAACCTATGAGCGTTAACGAAGCCTGGTGTCATCCTGGGAGACGCTACAAAAGTAAGAAATATAAGAGCTACACAGACACAGTTTTAATGATGCTGCCTCACCTGGATATACCTGAAGGTGATTTAGGCATCAGAATCGAAGCTGGCTTGGCTAAGAATGCAGACCTGGACAATGTCTGTAAGCCAATCCTGGACATTATTGAAAAGAAGTACGGATGTAACGATAACCGCTTTCTTGAGATCAATTTAGTGAAAAAGATTATTAAGCGCGGCGAGGGTTACTTTAATTTTTGTATATGGGGAATTGTATGAAAGAGCAGCCAGCTTATTACGCTGTATTAACGGCAGAGGTTAGATACTCAAAAGTATTAAAGCCAATGGAAAAACTTATGTTTGCAGAGATAACAGCTTTATCAAATGCAACTGGAGAGTGCTGGGCAACTAACAGATATTTTGCAGACTTGTATGATGTTTCTACAGGAACTGTAAGCAAGTGGATAGCTAACCTAGCAAGGCAAGGATTCGTCAACAGAAGGGTAACCTACAAGGAAGCATCAAAGCAAATTGATAAGAGATTTCTGAGTTTATCTACCCCTATGGTTGAAAATGACCATACCCCTATGGCTCAGAATGACCAGGCCCCTATGGTCGAAAATGACCAAGTTAATATTCCAAGTTCTAATAGTTCTTCTCTTATAGAAAATTTTTATCCAAATGAAAGTTCTTTAAGAACTGTAAGTAATGAATATGGTTCAGTAACAGATCAAGTTTTACATATGGCAGTCCAGCAGTTTAAAGATGGTGTGACTAACCAAACGCGAAAGCCTTATAAAGATTTACAAGCGGCTTTTAGAACTTGGGTGACTAAAGGCTGGTTAACAAAATTCAATGCTAAACCTAAAACACATGCACAGATGAGTAAACAAATTAATCAACACATGGATGGCAAAGTTATACCAGCACCAAAGAGTATGAAAGAAATAGAAGAAATGTTAAATCAAAAGAATAAGAGGAGATTACAACATGGATGATTCAATTGATTATATTCGAGTAGCTTCACAGATTTATACACGCTTGGAGATGGAGTATGGATTTGCAACACCTAAAGCTCAAAACAATGAAATGCCTGAGACTTGGATTTTCTTAGCAAGTCAATTACAAAGGCTAAGAGTGGAGGAGGTTCATTGTTGGAATGAAGCTTTAAACAAAATATCTGATGAAGGCAATGAGTTTCCACCAAAGATACCAAAGTTACTAAAGGTAATGAGAGGTATAGCTTGGAAGGCAGAACAAAACAACAAGCAAAAACAAAAAGCTTTGGAAGAGATTGAATACAAGAAAACAGTTGTACATTCAGATGCTGCTCCTAAGTTAGAACAATTAACCAAGAAGCTTACAGTAAATGTCTAAATTTAGAAAAGCAGCTCAAGGTGAGCATTGCACAGTACGCCTTCCAGGTTGTTTGCCTGGGACAGAGACCACAGTCTTGGCACACCTTCCAAATAGATCAATGGGAAAAAAAGCACATGATCTTAATTCAGCGATAGCGTGTTATTCCTGTCACCAGGCGTTGGATGGTCAGCGAAGCCATGACATTGAACCTGAATGGATGGAGCTGATGTTTAGAAGGGGACAACAAAGAACTATAGATCGTTTTAATGAAAAGGGATTACTTTAACTTTAACCAAAGGAGTGACTATGTACTACATTAACAAAGCAATAACATGGGCCAAAGCTAACAAATCTTTAGCAGCTATTGGAGTGATTGTTGTCTTGGGTGTCTTATCAAATCTATTAGGATTTAGTTAAGACTATGAAAATAATAGTGGATCGAGATACACCTATGAAAGCTAATGAGATGGCAGCTAACATGATTGTATCTCATTTCGCTAAAAACCCAGGCCAAAAGGCACTTATCGAAATTACAGATGAGCGCAATCAAACTAGGTCACAAATGCAAAACAGGTTGTACTGGTCATGGGTCAGCTTGTTGGGTGATTACATAGGGTATTCAAAAGATCAATGCGCTTTGTTGCTGCAAGATAGATTCTTGGGTAGAGATGAGTTTACGAACCAGGCTGGAACAGTTGAGGTTTCTCAAATTAAAGGTACATCAAAACTATCTGTTGGAGATTTTGCTGCGTTCTTAGAGTCTGTCGAAATATTTTCATCGACTGAATTAGATTATGTTTTGCCAAGACCTGATGATTTGTACTGGCAATCAATAGGAGTGACTGATTGAGTAATAAGGATAGAGAAACATTCATTATTGAAGATGACATAAACGAGAGATATGTTGCCTGTTTAATTCTTTATTGTGAAGCCAAAGGTATAGAAATATTTGAGGCTCATGATGATGTATCAGCTTTTCTTGATGAGTACGATCTTGATGTTGATAGAACTGACATGCCTTACACAAAATCAGATAAGGCAAAGTTTCATTGATTAGATTTAAAGTACCTACCTGGTTTTTTAGCAGTAAGCGATTACCTCGCCAGGCTTTGCTGCGTCAATGGAAAAAGGTAGCGACTACTGGTAACTGTGAAAGAGGCCAGGGCTGGAGAGTAGGAGAGACACATCACAGAGCGAAATTAACTGATGATGATGTAGAGTTAATAAGATTATTGAGAGAAGGTGGTATGAAGGTCAAAGAGATTGCAAAGAAGTTTGAGTGTACGCCTCAGAATATCTCAACAATAATACATTACCGCAGCCGAACTGGTGTCGGATTGGCAGTAAGAAAAGTCTTTGAATAATGAAAAGGAGTAATTATGTTTTGGAATAGAAAATACAAGCCACATTTATCTAACTCGCGCAACAAAGAAAAGCTAATGCAGCTAGATAAAAAGAAACTAGAAGCGATTGGTCGTGAGCATGGAGTAGAGCTAGATCGAAGGCACTCTGTCGAAAGGCTGGTCGATAACTTGTATCCACATTTATAGGAGGAGCTATGAAAAAGTTGAAACCTGATGCAAAAGTAACAATACGAGAAGGACTCTCAGCAGCGAAATGGCGAAGTCTGAATAAACCTTTTGAACCTGGCATGAGTAGTTATAAAAATTTAGGAATAGAATACTTCAAGGGAAAGTCCAGTAAGTTTTGGGATGGAATGTTAGTTGGAATTATCCTGGGATATATCCCTTATCTATGGCATATGCACATTTGAAATATGCTAACGAAAATTAACTTGCAGAACTTGGGTTATAGTCTAAGCATGACTAAAAAACCAATGAAAAAACCCAAGACTAAGAGACCTTCTAAAAGAAAAGGATACTAGTTATGGATGAGGAAATTAGTCCCTCTTACTACAAAGGTAAGGGGATGGAACTTAGCGACATAATGCTGGCTTTTGATTGTAATTTTTTTATGGGTAATGTGATTAAGTATGCGATCCGATACTCAGAGAAGAATGAGAAGGGCGGCATCAAAGCATTAAGAAAGATTGTTTGGTACGCCAACAGATTGATTGAGCATGAACTTAAAAATGGTAAGAGAGATGGGCAGACCTACTAAATATAAGCCTGAAATGTGTGAGACAGTTATTGAGCTGATGAAAGAGGGGGCTAGTCAGTACGAAGTCCTTGCTACGCTTGGTATAAGTGAAGATACCTTCTATCGATGGAAGAAAGAAAATGAAGAGTTTTCGGAGTCCATAAAAAGGGGGTCACAATTGTCCCAGGCATGGTGGGAAAAGAAAGGCAGAATCTCTTTGGATGATAGGCAGTTTAACTCAACGCTTTGGTACATGAATATGAAGAATCGATTTAAGTGGGCTGATAAGCAAGAAGTGAAGAACGAAGGCAATGTAACCATTGTTATGGATACAGGCATTGACCATTACCCAGGTGAGCAAGACGAGTGATCATTAAACACAAGACAGACTATGTGCCTCATAAGTATCAGAAAGAGATACACAAGAACCTGAAGCGATTCTCTGTCCTGGTGTGTCATAGACGATTTGGTAAAACCTACCTGGCGATTAATACTTTGATTGATGCAGCTGTAAGAACTAAGCGTGAGAACCTCAGGTTCGGTTATGTAGCTCCGTATCAGAAGCAAGCCAAGCAAGTAGCCTGGGACTACCTGAAACGATTTACATTAAACATTCCAGGCGTTAAAGCAAATGAGTCTGAGTCTGCTATTGATTTTCCTAATGGAGCCAGGATAAGACTATATGGCTCTGACAATGGTGAGTCGATGCGTGGACTATACTTTGACGGAATCGTGGCTGATGAGATAGCTGACTTTAGACCTGAGACCTGGCCTGAGATTATTCGTCCCGCGTTAACAGACTCTCATCACAAAGGCTGGTGCTTATTTATTGGAACGCCTAAGGGACTCAATCAGTTTTATGATCTCTATCAATACGCTCAACAAGACTCTGAATGGTACGCGGGTATGTATCGAGTTGATGAGACTGATGTCCTGGAAGAAGAAGAGGTTCAGATGGCTCGCAACACAATGGCAGAGAACCAGTACAGGCGTGAGTTCTTATGTGACTTTAGCGCATCAATGGACAACGCTTTAATCACAATCGACAAGGTAAGTGATGCTGCTGCTAAAAAGATGACGGATGCAGACATAACAGGCTCGGCCAGGATACTGGGAGTAGATGTCGCTCGCTTTGGTAGTGATCGAAGCGTGATACAAAAACGCCAGGGACTTGCAGCCTTCGAGCCAAAGATATTCGATGACATTGACAACATGACACTCGCTGGCATGGTCGCGCAAACGATTAACGAGTGGCAACCTGATGCAGTCTTTATTGATTCAGGAAGAGGTGAGGGTGTCATTGATAGACTTAGGCAGCTTGGATATTTTGTGACTGAAGTTAACTTTGGCGGTAAAGCACTTAACCCAACCTACAACAACAAGCGCTCAGAGATGTGGGACAACATTCGCATATGGCTTGATGATGGTGGAGCCTTACCCAACAATACCGATTTAAAAACAGATTTATGTGTACCCCTTTACAAGTTTGACAACTCAAACAGAATGCAGCTTGAGAGCAAGGATGACATCAAGAAACGAGGTGGAAGGTCACCTGACCTGGGCGATGCCCTGGCACTAACCTTTTCATACCCAGTAGCAGCCAAGAAGATAGGACATTTTGGTTTTAAAGAAGAAGCTGTCATGGCTGATTACGATCCATTTGAATAGGAGATTTTATGTGTAGTAGAAGAAGAGCGGCTCCTCCGCCACCACCCCCACCCCCAGTTGAAGTTCCAGCAGCTCCGCCAACCCAGGCAAGTGAATCCGTTAAGGCTGCAAGAAACAATGAAAAGCAAGCAGCAGCGCAACTACAAGGTCGCAAGTCAACGATCTTGACAGGGCCAAGAGGGCTAATGGCTGAAGCTGACATTGGTCGTAAATCTTTATTAGGAGCTTAGTATGTGTTTCTTTGGAGGAGGAGGTTCAGGGAGTGGCCCACAATCATCAGCAGACATAGCAGCGGGAGGTTATAGACCACCAGTTAAAACTGCTGCTCAAGCAACAAGTGGAGCTAATCCTCATAACGATGCAGCTACGCCTCAAGGCAAAAGAGCAGCGGTCACAACGCAACAGACAAATGATCGTAACACGATGAGAAGAGCAGATAGTTATGGCTCCAGGCAGTCAATGTCTTCATCAGCTCAGAGCGGTAAAAACATTATGAGTGCGCTTAACAATTACAACAAAGCAAACAAGAAAACCATATTAGGGAGTTAGTAGTGGCAAAGACAATGGATTACATGAGACGATGGACGGACATCAAGGATGAGCGTTCTACTTACTTCGGGCATTGGGAAGAGCTGAGTGAGTTCATCATGCCCAGGCGTGGACGATTCTTAACCTCTAAGAGCAATGACGGCTCTAAAAAGAATAACAAGATTATTGACTCAACTGGATCAATGGCAGTAAGAACTCTATCCGCTGGAATGATGAGCGGTATTACTTCACCAGCCAGGCCCTGGTTTAGATTAGCAACACCTGAGTCAGCGCTGATGGAACAGTCTGATGTGAAGCAATGGTTGTTCGCAGTTGAGAAGACCATGAGAGATATATTCTCAAGATCAAATTTATACAACTCACTTCAAACAGTTTATGAAGAACTCGCTGTCTTTGGTACAGGAGCCATGCTGATTAGTGAAGACTTCGATGATGTCATTCGTTGTTATCCATTTACAGTCGGTGAGTACGGCATAGCACAGTCGCACAGACTTCAGGTCGATACCTTTTATCGTGAATTTAATATGACTGTTGCCCAGGTGGTTGAACAGTTTGGATTAGACAAATGTAGTGATGCGGTTCAAACCATGTTTAAGAGTGGACAGCTCGATAAATGGGTAGAGATACTGCATGTGATTGAGCCTAACGCAGTCAGAGAGTACAACAAGAAAGACAACCTTAATATGCCTTACCATTCATGCTATGTCGAAAAGGCCAGTAAGAATGAACGCAAGCTCCTGGAGAGTGGTTACGAAGAGTTTCCTGTCCTGGCTCCGCGTTGGCATGTCACAGGCGTAGACATCTATGGTCGTTCACCTGGTATGGATGTCCTGGGTGATGTCAAAGCTTTACAGATTGAGCAGAAAAGAAAAGCTCAGGGTATTGATAAGATGGTTAATCCACCGCTCCAGGCTCCTTCATCATTAAGAGGTCAATCAGCCAGCGTACTACCTGGTGGTGTGACTTATGTGGATACCATGCAAGGCAACCAGGGAGGTTTTAGACCGACTTATGAAGTCAACCCAAGACTGGCAGAGCTGCAACAAGACATCCAGGAAACTCAATACAGAATTCAACAAGGCTTCTATAGTGATCTCTTTCAAATGATGATGAACTCAGACAGGAGGCAGATTACTGCAAGAGAGATTGACGAGAGACATGAAGAGAAGCTGCTTATGTTAGGGCCAGTATTAGAGCGCCTACATACTGAGCTGCTGAATCCACTCATTGATCGTACCTTTAACATCATGGCGCGTAATGATATGTTGCCTGAAGCTCCTGAAGAGTTAGCTGGAGTTACACTTAAAGTTGAATACATCTCTGTTATGGCACAAGCTCAGAAAGCCATTGGTACTGGAGCTATTGAAAGGCTCGCTGGCTTTATCGGAAACATGGCTGGAGTTAAGCCTGAAGTCCTGGACAAGTTTGATGCAGATCAATCGGTTGATGAGTACGCTGAAATGTTAGGCGTTCCACCTAAGATCGTTGTGCCTGATGATGTTGTACAAAGAATGCGAGAAGAAAGGCAAGCACAAATGGAACAGCAAATGCAAATGGAGCAAGTAAACCAGGGCGCTCAGGCAGCTAAAGTGATGAGCGATGCAGACACAAGTGGCAACAATGTTTTGTCTGACATTATTGGAGGCATAAGCTAATGGTTGTTAGCATTGATGATGCGATAGATGCGGTCACTAATTTACAGTACATGGAGCCGCATCCTGAGAACCAATTACATCACGAGTCAATGCTGATTACCCTGGAGTTTTTACAAGATTGTGGGTTTGTTAATCTGTCATTAGAAGACGCTAATAAACCCAACGAAAATTAACTTGCAGAAAGTATGAGATAGTGCAGATATGAAATATGACTAAGGAATTTAACGCATCTGACGAGACTAGCGTCAAGAATGCAAAACAGAAAGAAAAGAACAGATTAGATACTGAGTTGGCAGACATTAAGTTGCTGCTAGGTAAGCAATGGGGTAGACGCATTGTGTATCAAATCCTGGAGAGAACAGGACAGTATCAAACCAGTTTCAATAGCGATAGTAATGTAATGAGTCTTCACGAGGGTGAACGCAATATAGGATTATGGTTGTTGGATAAAGTAGCAGCGGCAGATATAGATCAATATGTGCTGATGCTAAAAGAAAACCTTAAACATGGAGATTCAAATGGCTGAAGAAGAAACAATACTGACGGCGGATGCGCCTGAAGTTGCGACTAATGAAGAGCAGTCAGAGACCTCAACGGAGACAACTGAGGCTGCTGCGACAGAGACAACAGAGTCAACGGAGAGTGATGCTGCTAATAAAGAGACTGAGGGACAAGAAGAGACTGAGGCTGCGGGAGCGCCTGAGGAATATGGAACATTCGACTTGCCTGATGATTTTGATATGAACAATGACACACTTGCTGAATATCATACCTTTGCTAAAGAGAATGGCTTAACACAAGAACAGGCTCAAAGAGGTGTGGACATGGTGGCCCAAATGAAACAGGCCGAAATGAAGCAATGGGTTGAGCAGCAGAAATCCTGGGTGGAAGATGCTAAAGCGGATGCTGAATATGGTAACGATAAATTCGATGAGAGTATAGCCGTTGCTGTAAAGGCTCGTGATAGTTTTGGTACATCCGAGTTTAATGAGATGCTTGATAGCTCAGGGCTGGGTAACCATCCTGAAATGATACGATTTTTACATCGTGTTGGTAAGGCAATCAGCGAAGACTCAGTTGTTGTGGGAGGAACTACAACAAGTCAGTTAACGCGTGAAGCTGTCCTTTATCCATCAATGCAAAATTAATAATAATACTTAAAGGAGTATAACAATGGCAGTATTGTCAACTACAAATCCTACTTTGGCTGATGTAGCAAAGAGGTATGACGCTGATGGCAAGATTGATACTATCGTGGAATTGTTAGCTGAGACTAATGAAGTCTTAGATGATATGACATTCCTAGAAGGAAATCTTCCAACTGGTCATAGAACTACAGTCCGTTCAGGACTACCCGCGTCAACTTGGCGTAAGCTCAACTATGGTGTTCAACCTTCAAAGAGTACAACTGTTCAGATTACTGATACTACAGGTATGCTTGAGGCGTATGCTGAAGTGGATAAGGCGCTTGCTGATCTAAATGGTAACACCGCTTCTTTCCGTCTATCTGAGGACAGAGCATTCCTAGAGTCAATGAACCAAACAATGGCTAACACATTGTTCTATGGTGATACTGGTACAGACCCTGAGAAATTCATGGGACTATCAGCTCGCTATAATTCAACTACTGCTGAGTCAGGTGACAACATCATCGTAGGTGGTGGGTCAGGTTCGGACAACACATCAGTTTGGTTGGTGTGCTGGGGGCCTAACACTTGTCATGGTATCTACCCTAAGGGTTCACAAGCTGGTCTGAATCATCAAGACCTAGGCGAAGTGACTTTAGAGGATGCTGCGAATGGTAAGTACCAGGGTTACAGAACTCACTACAAGTGGGACATCGGTATGTCAGTTAGAGATTGGCGTTACATTGTTCGTATCCCGAACATTGATGTATCTAACCTAACTAAAGATGCTTCAGGTTCATCTGCTGCTTTAGTTGATCTAATGGTACAAGCTGTAGAAAAACTACCTAATGTAAATCTAGGTCGTTGCGTGTTCTATGGTAACCGCACAATCTCTTCAATCCTAAGACGCCAAATTACTAACACAAGTAATGTTCGTCTATCTATGGATGAGGTAGCTGGGAAGCGTGTAATGTCTTTCGATGGTATTCCATTCAGAAGAAATGACGCTATTTTAAACAACGAAGCCTTAGTAAGCTAAGTTTAACACAGGAGTAAATAAATGATTATTGATTACAATCTTCAATTATCCGATGCTCAGTCTGTAACGGCTGATGCGGCTTCGACTAATGTTATCGACCTGGGTTCAGATCGTGACATTGGGCCAGGCGAGGACATGAAAATCGTTGTTTCTTTTGATGTGGCTATGGGTGGCTCTTCGCCAACTTTAGCTGTTTCAGTACAGACAGATGATAACTCTTCATTCAGCTCTGCAAGTACAGTACAGACTTCTCGTACTATATCTGCGGCTGCTGCTGGAGACACACTTGTGATGGGTCTACCTGACCAAAACGAGCGTTATATCCGTCTTAACTACGATGTTGGGGGTTCAAACCCAACAATGACTGTGAGTGCGTCAATTGTTAAAGATGCGCAGCAGTACCACGCATACCCTGACGGCGCGAATGTGCAGTAAGGTGTGATTTTTAATTCCATCGGGCGGTAGGTTCTTTTCAAACTTTTCATACTACTGCCCTTTGGTTTTAACGAACTGAAGGAAGAACAATGGCAAGTGAAGTCGATATATGTAATTTAGCACTATCCCATATCGGAGCAAGTGCCACTATTTCAAGTTTAACAGAGGCTTCAGAGGAGGCCTTTCATTGTAATTTATTATTCGCAGATACGCGAGATACATTACTGCGATCATTTCCCTGGGGATTTGCTACGCGCCACATTGCCCTGTCAGATGTAGGTTCTCCTCCTGGCAACTGGGCATATCGATACAGTTATCCAAATGACTGTCTCTTTGCAAGAGAAATACTACAAACGAATACAGTAGCTGGCAGCAACGACCCAATTCCTTTTGAAGTCGCACTAGGCGATGCCTACGACTCAAGAGTTATACTGACTGACCAGGTTACAGCAACCCTAATTTATACCTACCAGGCAACCAACACTTTAGTGTTCGAGCC